ATCAACCAACCCGAGATAGTTTTCTTTCCCACGAAGAAAATTCCCGTAATTCCAAAAAAGGCAAGAACCCACGACCACATTAGTCAAGCCACACTTTATACTCGGCGGTAACCCGACCTTTTACGGGGTCTATGAAATGAAGGCGTTGAGAAGGGATTGCTGAGGCAGCGAGCAGGTCGCGCGCGTATCTATTATCGCTTTCTGTAGAACCTGTCTGATAGATACTTCCTAATCCGTTTGCCATCGGCCAGCAAGCGTGAGTGTGGTAGTGACCGACATAGACATCTCGGAACTCCCACGGATAAGCACCTGAACGCCATCTATTCGCGTGTTGCACGATTGCGGTAGGAGAGGCAAAACCATTTCGCCCAACTTCATCTCCATGAATAAGAAGCGCACGGTAGTTTCCGATTTCTACCCTCTGGACATCCTCTGGGCAATCTTGCCACTCTAGCCTTTTCTCACTTGCTAGTAATTGTCTTGCTAATTCGTAGCACATTCGGTCAATGTTGTCGTTGCGTGGGACATCTGCCCGTTTAGAACCAATTCTGCCGTGATTTCCCCACTCTGCTACTACTAGCACTTTTTCATAGATTCCCAACGCTGCTCTTACGCATTCAGTAATTAAACGAGAAACGTTGACATACTGCTCGAAAAGAGTTGAATCTACTTCGTGAAGTTGAGCAGGATAGTTAAATAGACCTTCAACCATGTCACCACCAAAAAGAATGACGACATCTTTAACTGGGTGGTCGGCTCGCTGAATTTCAGTAATTTTATGCGCTTTATCGATAAAAGAAAAAACTCTGCTTCTCATTACTTCGGAGTTATAAGAAGAAGTTTTCTTTGACCCTTGCCAATCAGTCATGTGCCAAAGAGCAATTTCAGTAGTTTTTTTTCGTTTATCTACTTCGGGAGTAATAACTGGGGCAATCGCTCCCATTGCTAAAGTTGCATCGTAAGAAGCCTGAATAGTTGCTTCTACTAATTCCGTCGTTCTTTGCTTTGCTTCAAGGAGTTGACGCTGCACCCGTATTAAGGCTTTTCGTAATTCTACGACATCTGAAGATTCGATTCCTTCAGGCACTTCAGAAAGTTTTTTGGCAAGGCTCATAATTTCCGCGCAATCTCTAGCCCATGTTGGGTGTATCCAAACTTGTCATTCCATGAATCCACGTGTTCAGGATTTACTAAACAACGAACCGTCTTAAAAGAATCCATCATAAGAGCAACTTGGTAGGCGGGTATGTCGTGAGTTAACCCAAGTAATGCAGCCCAAATACGCCCGATAGTTTTGAAATTCATTTCTGCGTCACCATAGAGGTCTTGGCGCTCACCAAGAATTTCTTCTATTTCTTGATTATGCATTTACAGCGACCTTTTCTATGATCGTTAATAGTTGGTTCGCCTATGTGAAAACCTTCGCTGCGTAATGCTCGTCGAATGGTGACGGTAGGAAGGTCACTAGAAAGAGCCTCTAATAAGGCTTCTTTGTCATCCCCATCTATTGAACGCATAATTACTGCCAAAGTGCAAGCGTCAGTATCGGGTTGCTTATTTTTTTCTATTTGATCTCGTAAACTCATTTTTGCCTCCTTGCGGTAAGTGTAGCAAGAAAAGGCATGATAATCGAATACATAAATGGTTAAATGAAAATTCCCATTTCTACCTCTATTTCATCTACGGAATCATCTATGTCGTAGTTAAGAGGAAAAATTGAATCAGTTAAAGTGCGCTCCCGAAACTCACACATTTCTTAGACTAGCCTATGCCTTTTCATAAGACACAGGCTAGTCTATTTACGAAATTACTTTGTTTTAGTTGCTTTAGTAACTTTGGTGGTTTCAGCAACGAGAGCATCTGCTACTAATCCAAAAGATGGGTCGTTTTTATCCAACCCGCGAAGAGCAGGAGCGATGACACCTGCGACAACTGCCATAAGATACGCCTTCGGTTCAGAATTGCCTAAAGAAATAAGAGGAACGCAGGCGGTTACTACGCCACGAGCGTATGATTTAAGAATTGCTTGAAGTTTTGGTGACATGATTCTCCTTATTTAGTCCATTGTGGTCTGCCAAAACCAATAATGAAAACAGGCAGTTTACGAGAGTTATTGCTTTTGTAAGCACGAACCTTCATACATACCTCTCCACCGTTTGCTTGGCTTCCAGCAGGTTTAATGTCGGGGCTTGTATTGCCTTCAACGGTTACTACAGTACCATCTAGGTTATCTTTTACGACTATTCCAACATGATCTACGGCTGCACCACCGGGAAAATCAAAGAAAACTATGTCACCCGTTTGTGGTTTTGCGCTCGCGGAACTACTCCACGTTCCCGTACCTTGAAATTTTGCTACACCCGCAGGGGTATACACGACATCTGGCATGAACTTAAACCCGACCTCATTAGCGCACCACATGATGAAACTGCCGCACCAAGGCAAGTTATTCTTTTTAGTAAAGGCTCCGTATTTAGTGTCGTTGTTAGCACCTTCTATAGTGCCAATCTCGGCTCGTGCTTTAGTAACGAAATCTGTGCGCTGACTCATTATTTACCTCCAACATACTTTTTGTAAGCCTCATACCAATTTGAAACAATAGCGGTTTGAGCATTTTTTAAGGTAATTTTGTGAGCGCAAACCAAATCATGTAACTTGTTTTCCACCTGATCTTTGATCCGTGCTCCAGTTCCAGCGTAAGGTTGCGGCCATAGATTTTTAGAATCGGTTGGGTTGCCACCAATTTCTAATGAAATCAAATGATCTTCTTCATAATTTGCCAAAGTTTTACTGTTATAAATTTTGTAAATAGTGGCTAATTGTTGTGTTTTTAATTTAGTTGTATAAGAGGCAGGTGGGCGAACCGTTGCGGTGTAATTAGGTTTGCAAATTGTTGTATTTATGTTTGCCTGAGTAATCTTGGTGTCTATTGCGCCAGGAGTGACAGACATAATAGGCAAAACTACCGCTAAGGCTATTTTTGCTACGATCATTTCTGATGCTCCTCAATGTGGTTGTCTAAACGACCTTGCATCTTGGCAACTTCGCGCGACACTTTTTGGGTCATGTGGGTATTTTTTTCTAAGCCATCTTCAAGGCGCGCTAGTGAGTCAGCCATAGAGGAACCGCCGTTGCGCTTGTATGTGTAATTCTCCATGCGGTCTAAACGGATTTTGATAGTAAAGAAAAACTTGATGCCACCGCCAATAAGGATCAACGATTCTAAAGCCGCCCAAATGAGGTTAGCGGTCGTACTAGCGGTATTTAGCATTTCAGCACCTTTCGGTTATGGGTTAGTGGTTTCTAGTTCCTCAACCATTACTTGCAAAACGGCTATTTGTTGAGCCTGATCTGCAATAAGTCCAAGCCATCGAGTCAAGCCAGCAAAACCCGCTAGCAAAGTCATTAACGATACTAGAAGGGCAGCCCAATTTACTATAGTCATCGGCACCCTTTCAAATTAAACTAGCGTTATAGTCTTAATAGTACCAGCACTATTAACGAACTTTAAGGTGCTAGTCGTAGAGTTGTACCACAAGTCTCCGTTGCGAGGTGCTGTCGGATCTGTCGTAACAATAGGAACGGTAAATCTTTGTGCAGTTTCTAATTTACGCAACCGAGAGAAAATGTCGTCAAAGAATGCTTTGAAATCAAAAGGTTGGTTTATGTATCCCATTAGTAAGTTCCTGTCGTAAGCGTGAGAGTTACGCGTTCTGGACCGTCTTCTCCTGGAGTCACGCTAAGCGCGACTAAACGATAAGTTGCGTCAAGAGTCGTCGGAAATCTATTGTCTTTAATAATAACGCGAACTTCGTCACCAATGTTATAAGTGCCGAAAGTAGGTGACTCGCTAGGTGGTGCTACGATCCGTAATGTAGTCGGAGGATAACTAACCGCAGTGATCTGACCCGAAGCCAATCCTGCTAATAATGTGCTATCAGTAATGTCAGAATAATTCGCTTGATCTTCCAATAATGCCCAACCGCTAGCAAATTTGGTGGAATCAGAAGCAATTTGGATAAGTTTGCCTTCGTTGCTACCTGCGCCTAAAGCATAAATAGTATTAGCGGCGGCACTAGCGTCTTCGGGATAATCGTATTCCACGACATTTCCCGGAAATTGAAATACTGGAGCCGCCGAATTAGTGCTGGAATAAGTCACACCCGTGCGAGGATAATAAGTATTGAACGATCGCGCAGGATTAGCGTCGCCGTCGTAGTAAACGCTTATTTTGAAATCAAAGCCGCTGGTCTGTTTTGATAAATCTTGAATAGCAGAGAGTACAGTTTTGTATTCATAACCATAATAAGTACGCGCAACTAATACGCCCGAAGTGCTGGTTGCCGCTGGATCTGCGTTATAAACTAATCCTATGTTGCCATACGGTACGCCTTGTGCGTTCGACACGATACTTTGTGCTACTTGCAATTGATCTATGTTCGTATAAGTGGTGGTAGTGGTAATACGACGACGTTCAAAATAAGAAATAAATTCTCTCGCTTGAAAAGTAAGAGTTTGAGTAGTGGAGTTGTATTCTCTATTCCAAATAATTCCGCCCCAAACCAAAGTACCGTTGCGATCCACGTAAACTACCGTACGTCCGGGAACGGTTCCTGCTGCTACGTTCAATCCTGCCGAGTTCACACCCGATAACAATAAATGACCCGTGAAAGTTCCAGCCGTATTGAGTTGTTGCGTGAAATTTACGCCAGTGATAGGTAATTCAGCCAAGATCGCGTTAGTAATGAGATCAGCGAACAGGTATCGGTATTGGGTTGCTGCCATTCCTGTCTCCTTTTATGTCCGCAATCTAATGAATGAAGGGCTAACGATACTCTTTGCGCGACCAAAAAAAGTTACGATAGTTATCAAAAAAATGAGAGCCTATTATCGCTTGCACTTTATTGAGTTCTTGATCATTTCTTCTAACGGTACTCATCTTAAATGATTCCCGTTTAAAAGGTATGACTTGTGCTAAAGGCGTTCCTGCTGAAATTAAACCTTCCCACAACGGGTCGTTTAAAACAAAAGGAAAATTAACTGTTGAATGATAAGTATCGGTATCTACTATTCCGTCCAAAATGGTGAAAGGTGCTTCTCTATGGAAAGGTTGAGTAAAAAGAGTTGAATACCCTTTAGGCGTTTTGATAATCCAAGGATTCATGAATTTAGGAAATCTTTCACCGCTAGAAACAGGGTGCAGAAATGCTTGAAGGTTAATGTGTGTGTCAATTTGATTACCTGAAGGAAATGAAAATTGAGACTCATTATTTATACGTTGAACCTGTATGTCGGTAGAACTAAAAATGATGTATCCAGCCGTAATAGCATCATAAACAGGAACACATTTTTTAATTGTAGCAAAACCTTTTCCTTGTAAAGCAATTTTATCTTTCATTAAATAAGACTCTGTATTTTTATACCATTCTGGTATGACTGCCGAAGCAGGTCTAGGAGGGTATAAAAGATTGTCGTAAAGAGGAGAAAATTGAATTTTTTGGGTTTTTAGCATTATTCTGCAGGAATAGTTGGTTGTTCAAATAAACCAGTTTTGGGATCATAACTCAAACCAATGTGAGCCGCGCTATTAGGTGTTGGTGAGTATTCTACGCAAGTTTGCCCAGTAACTGATTCTGCTATTTCTTTAGAATCCGCAATGATTATGTTGTCTACGATTCCTTTAATAATAACTGCAAAGTTTGCCATTTATTTTTCTCCTTCTGGTTTATAAAATCTGCCTTCAACGTACTTGCCTTTTGTCCATGCTGGACTATTGTCGTATGTCATAAGAATAAAAGCAACTGCAGGGTCATTAGTAATTTCCCATGTATAACCTTCAACTATTTCATTCCGAACGACGGCATACATTTTATACGGTAAATCATTAGGGTCGGGCAATTTACCAGTAGATAAGTACCGCTCCAGTTGTTCCTGCGCCACCGTTGTTTCCTGCCCCTGTTGTTGCGCCTGCTCCTCCACCACCGCCACCGCCATTTCCATAACCCGTTGCTGCTGAACCTACAGTTCCAGCAGTATTTATAGCACCACCAGCACCGCCATTTCCGCCTGAACCTGTTGCGCTAGTGCCTCCTGAACCTGCGTTTCCGCCAGTACCAGAAGTTGAACCTGCTCCGCCGCCTCCACCTCCGCCTCCTGCAGTATTTCCAAAAGGTATAGCAGTACCAGCCGCGCCTAATGTTCCGGCTGAACCACCTGAGTTTCCACCTGTAGTTCCAGCCGACCCTGCTGCCCCATTAGAGCCACCAGCACCACCGTTACCACCTGCTGCTGCGGAACCTGCTCCTCCACCGCCAGAACCGCCACCAGAGCCTCCAGATTTGCCTGCTCCGCCATTACCGCCAGTTTGTGTCGAACCAGCAGCGCCGAGGTTGCCACCTGCTGCGGTAATAGTGCCGTTCGCGAAAACAATCGAGGAAGTTCCACCTGCACCACCCGAAGCACCAGTAGAACCAGCAGTTCCAGCAGCGCCAATAGTTATGTTAACGGGAGTTGTGTAATTTACGTAAAGACCGAAAGAACAAACTCCGCCTCCTCCGCCACCTCCACCTCCACCACCAAATGCACCAGCCGCTTGACCTCCAGCACCTCCGCCGCCACCTCCGACAACTGCAATCCAAGCAGCAATCTGACCGAGAGCATAAGAAGCGTTAGTTGTAGTTACGGCGGTACGTAAAGTAGGCGTGCTGGAAGCAGACGCAGCAGGTACTTGGTTAATTGCCATTTTGATTCCCCTTACCAGTAAAGATAAATTGCGCCGTTGCCACCTGTGCCACCATTACCTCCAGTTGCGGCGCCACCCCCACCACCTGCTCCACCGCCTAAATTACCATTTCCACCATTTCCACCTGTGCCATTGGTGCCACCTGCTCCTGCGTTGCCAAAAGTTCCGCCTGTGCCAGCAGCACCACCAGCACCGCCACCGCCTCCTGCTACTGCGACTGTGACCAAAAGATTTCCTATTCCTGTTCCTCCAGCGTTAGTAGAAGAAGATTGACCAGAGTTACCTCCTGCTTGCGCCGAAGTATTTGCGTTTCCTCCACCACCACCGCTACCGCCAGTACCTCCGCACATTTGCGCTGCATTGTAAGAGATACACCCTCCTCCTGGACCTCCAGGCAGCCCTACTGGAATACCGTTTAAGTACGTTGCGCCACTTGTACTTGGTTGCGCTGAGTTATTTGTAGCCTGACCAGCAGTACCAGTCGCACCAGCGCCAATAACTACTGGCAAAATAGTTGTAGATTGCAAGTCTGTAAGCATTCCTTGAGTAATTGGAGCAGAACCACCACCAGCACCCCCAACGTTGCCTCCAGCGCCCGAACCTGCTCCACCTCCGCCGAATGCGATGTACCAAACCTGCGCGGTTGCAGCAGGAATAGTCACGTTTTGTGAAGTAGTAACTGAAGCCTGCAGTGTAGGAGCGGCTGTACGACCAACGCTAGGCGCTGGAAATGTCGAGGCTCCCACTATACGACCTGCACTCCGCCGATTTGAAAGTTAATTGTTATTGCGGAAGCACCGCCAGTAATTGTGTTAGTAGCAATAAGAGGTTGTTTAATGTCAAAAGTGACTACGGCGTTAGCCGCAATAGCGACTGTCGTAGCAAAAGAAGTATTTGAACCTGCGGTACCCATGCCGATAGTAAAAGTACCAGCGGAACCTGCGGTATTAGTTACAACTATGTTAGAAACGATGGTCGTAGTCGACGCAGGTACAGTATAAAGAACTGTAGTAGTTGTTAAAGACGCTGCTCCGCGATAGAGGACTGTAGGTGTAACTGCCATTTAGTATGCTCCCATAATTAGTGCCATAATGCTATCAGGTAACGACCCGATAGAATTCGTGCCAGTTTGTGTGAATTGCGCTGAAGTGATGGATGTCGTCGCAGTCATGTTCGCGACAGTATAAGTTCCAGAAGAAGATAAACCAATCGGTGTAGTGACGGCGACACGTGAATCTGTAATGTTAGCCGTAAGAATAGAAGTTACGCCTGCGCCTACGGCAATTTGAGCAAGAAGAATAGAGTTTGCAGGTGTTGTAGGAGCAACTGGGCTAGCCGCAGGAGTTCCAGCCACTACGTTAAAAGCGATTTGGTTTAATGAACCAGTATAATAAGCGTCTGAAACTGTCATGCAAATAAGATCAATTCGAGGGTTCGCACCGCTAGCAGTAGTTATGGTGAGGACGGTAGCCGCGTCGTTATAAGCCATGTAAGTACCCATGTTAGTTTGTGTCGTTCCGACAATTGCTGCCCAACCAGAAGCAACAGAAACGCTCATACCAGTTGGGGAGTTTTGACTTACTGCTAAATCACCAGTATTTATAATGCCTGTAGTTTTCCAAAGTGCTTGGGTGCTTAAGCGATCATTTTCGGCAGGGTGAGAACCGTTTTGCAGCCAACTCGGTGGTGTTCTTAATGCCATGTTG